CTTTTTCCAATCACGAAAACGAAGCGTTGCTTCTAATCCACTAACAGTATTTTCATCAATCATTTTTTGAATCTTACGAGTAGACATTTTATATGCCATGTCGTTAATATCTTTTTCATTAATATTATCTGGCCAGATACAGACATCTCTTCCCAACTCAATTAGTTTTTCAATGTATGCACAAATCTGTTTATTTCTTGGTTCGTTATCAAGAATATATGTCATCTCCGAATTTGCAAATCGAAGTGGAATTTCCTTTAATGCCCCTGCTCCAACCATTGCAACGGCATTTTTAAGAAACAAACTATCAATGGGCCCTTCAACCACATATACTCTTTTCTTGGGGTCTGTTCTCCACAAACCATACCACAATCTGTCAATACTTTTATCATGTTTAATTGTAATATATTTTACCGTTGCTCTTGCATTTACTTCGTCTGCCATAGTTAATGCCCTACCTTGACAGGCAACCACATCACCATGACTATTGAAAAACGGAATCACCAATCTTTCTTCTTTACCAAATAGTGTATTATCTTTATCCAACAGCGTTGCAAATGTTGTAAAGTCATCTGTATAATACAACAACTTGAAGTATTGTTTTGGTATCATTCGCACATTAGCAAATTTCACCGCAGTGTGGTCACTGGGCAAATCAGTAAGACAAACCAAGTTCTCTAACAGTTTGTCCTTCTTTTTAAATTCTGGTTTAGATGTCTTAAATAACATGTCTTCTTTCGGTTCTTCCTTCTTCTCTTTTCTCTTGTCTGTAAAAGATTCTAATGAATATTCTCTGGCAAGACTAGGAGAAACTTGCTTTAAAAAGTTGTACATTCCCATAGAAGCACCGCAATTATGGCACTTGTAAATCCAACTTCCTTTGTGCGGGTAAAAATAACCACGGCACTTTCTTTTATTCTTTTCACTGTCCCCACAAATGGGACACCTGCAATTGGCGAGAGTTGCCTTCTTCCATGCAAATAACTCTAATTGCGATGAAACTATATTGATGAATTTTTTATCAACGAATTCACTCATCACCAAAAACCGTATTTAGTTGTCTATTAACTCTCACAAAGGTACAACATTTGGGCAAATCTTTAATTCTTCTAGCACCAGTGTAAGTGCAGGCACTTCGCAATCCGCCAAGAATTTGTTGAATGGTATCTGAAACTGCTCCCTTGTGTGGAACAATTACGGTTTTACCTTCTGTTGCTCTATATGTCGCAACACCACCACTATGGATATCCATTGCAGTATCGCTTGACATTCCGTAGAACCGCTTGTGAGGGGTCCCGTTATGTTCGATGACATCCCCCGCACACTCATCGTGTCCGGCAAGCATTCCACCCAACATAACAAAATCTGCACCACCACCGAATGCTTTGGCGATATCGCCGGGAGATTGACAACCACCATCCGCCATAATAAATCCACCCAAACCGTGAGCGGCATCTGCACATTCCATCACTGCGGATAATTGAGGATACCCAACTCCAGAAACTTTTCTTGTCGTACACACACTGCCGGGGCCAATGCCTACTTTAATAATATCTGCTCCTGCTAACAAAAGTGCTTCTGTCATTTCCGATGTTGCAACATTTCCGGCAATGATAATCTTTTCTGGCCAGTGTGTTCGAACATCCTTCACGAAATCAATGAATCGTTGGGTATATCCATTTGCAACATCTAAACATATGAAATCTTTATACATTGCATATTCGCTAGTTATTAAAGCACCATCAACAGTTAGTAAAGACATTGCATCTTGGTCGCCCATTCCAAACGAAATTGCCATATTCGCATCTTCGTAATCTTCATCAGTCGGCCAAGTAGAAATATGTTTGCTTAGACAAGTTAACATGTCATTCTCAGACATAACTCTTGCCATTTCGATTGTACCTGTTGTGTCCATATTTGCGGCAACGATAGGAATACCAGTCCACACTCTACCATTAGGAAATTGAAATGTTCTATGTAATTCTACTTGTTTTCTTGATGTTAGTTCAGAACGCTTGGGTCTAATAAGAACATCAGCATAGTCAAGTTTAAAATCGTCTTCAATTCTCATATTTTCCACTCCGTAAATTTCTCTTTAAATTTACTATCATAATCTTTATCAAAATTCTTTCCGTCAAAACCACTCCCAAACGAATCAGTTGTGCTTATTGCTTGACCCGAATTAACCAGACCGGCTTGTGCGTTATTTTCAACATCATAAAACTTCATCTTAGGCCTATCGCAACCAATCACAAATTTCCTATTAACCAGAGTGTCATTATATCTGTTTTTTAATTGTTTAACCAATACCTGACCTAATTCATTTAGTTCATCTGTAGCAATTAAAGCAAACATAAAATCTGCTGTAGCGGGAAGTCCAAATGACTCTGATGTGTTTTCCAAACCAACATCACTGTTAGAATATCCTTGGCGATTTGTTTGTGTTGCAGACCAAATGGGAACATTATATTCTACCGCAAGGCCTCGTAATTCTTCAGCAATAGATTTTACATAGGTGTATGAATTCACTGAGGTGCCCATTTTCATTCTTGAAGATGCACAAATATTTAAATAATCAATAAAAATAATATCAGGGATGAATTTCTTTTTCATTTTCAACTCTTCTAATAAATGCTTAAAATGAATTGAACTTGCTGATGCAGTAGGATATTCCTTAACAATTAATTTGCCCCGTACATTGTTCATAACCCGACTAAACTTTTTATCATACAAATCTTTTGGAAGGTCTTTCAAATCATCAAGAGGAATGTCCATAAGGTTTGCATCAATTCGTTCAGCAATTCGTTCTTCTGCCATCTCACATGTGATATACAGAACATTTTTATTTTGAGTCATACATGCGGCCGCATGGTGGCATAGAAACATAGATTTACCAACACCCGTACCTGCCATAATAATGTTCAATGACTTGTTTGGTGTTCCACCGTTTGTAATTTTATTAAAATATTCTAAATCAAACGGAAGTCGTTCTTCGACCTTGTGATAATAATCATATCGGTCATCCACATCTTCAATATAATCATGACCGACATGGTTATCAAATGAAACCGACAATGCATCACTTAAAATTGTGGGGATGCTCGTCTTGGTCTTAGTAGAATCCTTACCATCAAGAATATGGATTGAGTCTAGGATTGCATTGTAGATGGCCTTATCTTTACAAAACATTTCAGTCTTGTCTGTTAACCAATCTTCATCGTGGTCTGTTGTTACTTCTGAAACCTCTTCGATAATGCTTTCACATTCTCTATGTTCCTCTTCTGTTATGTCTGATTTCTCACTTAAAGAAATGGACAAAGACTCCTTTGTGGGAGTAGAATTATACTTCAGAATATACTCTGCAATCATATTAAAGACAATTTTGTCTTTTCTTGATTGAAAATATTCTGCTTTAAGAAACGGAATAACTTTACGAGAAAATTCCTCGTTGTTAATCAGATTCGATAAAATTATCTTCTCTATGGTTGCCAATTAAGCCTGCCTCATCATTTGAAACTACTGTGATAAGAGAAGCATCTTCTTGCATTTGCTTATCCAGAATTTCTACCAAAATATTTCCCGCACAATCAACAAAGTCTTGGTCTTCTTTTGCTTTGCTTGGGTTCTCTAACATTGTATAATCGAATTTTACTCTCATATAGGTTGACCCATATTCATCTTCGTCTTCGACTAATTGCGTTTTCCCATAATGATAGATGCAATCCTTATAGTCACCTTCTAAAATATGAATGGGTGTAAAGAAAGAAGAGTAGTCAGGCACTATCTGGTACTTCGGATTCGACATCAGCAACCTCACTTCCATATTTAAATTCTTTGCCAACGGCTTCTTCAAGTTGTTGCATCACATCATCTGTAAAATATTTCTCTGGGTCGTTGTTGATTGACTTTTCAAAAGCCGTCTTTCCATCAGGCAATTCAATTCGTGTTGATACCTTTTTGAATATTCCATACTTGATAGCAAGGGGAACAAGTCCGTAGTATTGATTTAATCCAGTATCATAGTTCAACTGTACCTCTACCTCTTTGTTTTCTTTTGTAAGGCGGCCTTTATATAATTTACATTTAATAATACCACCAACAATGTCCGTTCCGTCTTTATCTTTTTTCTTTGAAAGGTAAACAATCGTAGATGCGGCATACTTCAAACCAGTACCACCGCCCATTTCTTTCGTTGGAAAATATGAACCAATGACAGCATAGGTGTGGTTAGTCATCACCAAAGGAATTCCTGCTCTACCCAACTTAAGAGTGAGAACACGGAATGTCGCCTTAATAACTTGGGCCCTCGTCATATCACGGGTAGACTTACCTTCTGCGGTATCCGCCATCTCTTTTTCTGTAGACAACATACCAAGAGAATCAAGAACAACCAACACAGGTTTATTGTCTTTACTTTCAATGTATTTGTCAACAATATTAATTGCTTGATGTCTGAAATCTTCTACCGTGGCAACAGGGAAGATTGCAACCCGTGCAGGGTCCATTCCTCGGTCACGAATCATATCAGAAGTGATTGCCTGCTCTGTGTCGAAGTAAAGAATTACACCGTCTGGTGTGTCATCAAGAAATTTCTTACACATACCTAAAGCAAAGTAAGTCTTACCTGTTGCAGATTCTCCTGCAAGTGCAGTAATTTTATTATCTGGCATTCCACCATACAGTGAACCAGACAACAATGCATTAAATGCAAATGAACCAGTGTTTACAAATCCCGTTACATCACTTCCTTCAATTCCATCTTCAGCAATACCGGCATATTCATTACCAGAATTTTTAATAATATCTTTTAGAAATTTACTCATTTATTCTTCTTCACCCT